CCGTCCTGCAGCACCACGAACGCCCGGCCGTTGACCGCGCGGATCGCATCCACCGCTTGGCGCACGCTCAGGCTGGTCTGGTCGATGACCGCGCTGCCTTCGAGCTGGAGCACGTTCTCGGAGGCATTGTTGAAACCGGAGACGAAGCTCACGCCGTCGAGCACGCCGTAGAGATTGCCGCTGCTCGGATAGCCGCGCACGTCGTTGTCGTAGGCGCCGAACTGCATGTCATACAGTTCGAGCGGCTGCGGCTGGTGCAGGGTGCCGGCGGGGACGAGACAGCGGTTGCCGCTGCCGCTCCGGCCGACGTACTCGCCGGCGAGGCTCGCATACGTGACCTCGTTTGCGTGGCCGTTGCCGAAGGGCGAGATCTGCACTTTCTTCCAGGTGCCGGCGGCATCGCGCAGATAGAGGTGGCCATCGTTGTAGTTGCTATCGCCGCTGCCCTTGCGCCCCTTGTAGGGGAACCAGTGCAGGTCGCTGTAACGGCGTGCGTCGCGGCCCTCGAAATGCCCTGCCACGATCAGCGGCGATGGAAATTCCTTCGGTCGTGCATAGGCCAGCGCCTTGCCGACATAGAGGTGGGCGTAGATCGGCGAGCCGACCTTGAACGCGCCGACGATCCGGCGCGGATTGGCCGTCAGGAAATAGGTCACGGCCTGGTTGTGGCCCGGCACGCCGCTGGACTTGATCCCCGGTTGCGCCTCGAACGGCGCCGCCGGTACGTAGCCGACCATCGTCGCGGCGAGCAGGTTGTAGTAATCGGCGGCGAGGTTCTGGTACGCCTTGAAGCCGACGGTGATCTCCTCCTCGCCCGTGGTGCCGGTGGAGCGCAGGATCAGTTCGCGTTCGGGGATCGAGGTGTCGAAGCGCAGCGTCGTCCAGCCGACCTGCTCGGCGAGTGTTTGGATCGCACCGAGCAGCCGATAGTGCGCATCGTCTCCGCCGGCTTTCACGAGGGTGTCGATCGCATAGGCCATCAGCCACCACCGATGCGCTGGCGCAGGAAACTGCCGTTGCGGTCGATCACGTTGAGAATCGTCTGTTCCATACCCCGGCTCTGCGCCATCGACTCGGCGAGCGCATCGGTGTTGATCGCGTTGATCAGGCGCAGGTTGAGTTGCGGGTTCAGGCCGGCAGCGGCGCGGGCGAGGCCGCCTTCGGCAAAGTTCACGCGCGGGGCGCGCGGCAGCGACACGTGTGGCGGTGCGGCCCCAGCGAAACGACGCGCGTTCCACGCCTCCAGCGCCGGCATGCCTCGCGCATTGAAGTCTTCGAGAAAGGTGAGCGCGCCGGGCTGACGCACGACGGCGGCCCGCGTCACGAACTCGAAATCCGACAGCCACGCCGGAATGCTGTCGGAAGTGGCGGTGCCCGGCCCACGCACGTGGCCGCCGGTCGCATAGCCGCCGCCACCGTTGAAGGTCGCCTGCGCGATCAGGCCAGCGATGGTCGCGCCCTGCGCGATGGCACCGGCGATGAAGGGGATGTTCTGCGGGAACCCGTACTTGCTCGCTTCGGCGACGTTGTTGGCGAGCGCGAGTGCGGCCTGGGCGATCGCGAACGCCTTCGACAACGCGAACAACGCGCGATAAGTCGCGCTCTGCTCGCCACCGAAGGACTTGGCGATGTCGGCGAGTTGGCCGAAGGTCGCAGAGGCGCCCGCGAGTAACACCTGCGTCTGCGCCGACTGCAACTGCGCGAGCGCGGCTTGATGCTGCCGTTCGATGGTCTCTTCCTGTGCGTCCCACTGGGCGTTGAGGTCGGCACGCTCGGAACGGAACTGCGTGAGCAGCACGAGTTGTTCGGCGTGCCACGCCTGCAAGCGCACGCGCGACTGTTCGATTTGCGCCAGCTCGCCGCCGGTGTCGCCAAGGTCCGGCGCGGCGCCGGGCAGGGCGTCGGGTTTACGGAACGATGTCTGCACCACACGTGCCATCGCCGCATCGAATGCCGCCTTGGTCGCGATGCCGGCGCGTAGTGCGTCGTTCAGCACCTTGACCTGTTCGGTCGCTGTTTCCAGTGCGACTTCGGCCGGCGTGCGCAGACCGTCGCGCAATGTCTCGTAGGCGCGGGTCGTCTTCTCGATCTCGGCCTTGCGCTCACGCTCGGCCTCTGCGGCGGCGCGCGCTTTATCGAGCGCTTCGGCCTCCTGGATCAGCTGCGCTTTGAGGGCCGGCGCGAGGGTTTTGAGTGCGCCCTGCGTGGTCTCGTACCGAATCCGCGCCGCTTCGCCCGCGCGGGTCTGGCCAGCTTCGACTTCGGCCAGCAGCGCGACTTCGCGACGCAGCGACTCGAGTTCGCGCTCGGCGGCCTCGCGCGCACGGTCGGCGTCGGTGGCCTTGGGCTTCGCTGGACGCGCCCCCTTCGGCGCCTTGAACTGCTCGTCGATCTGCACCCGACGCGTCTTCTCGAAAGCCGCGATCGACACGCCCTCGACCTGCGTTACGCCGCCCGCGCGCAGCGCCGCGATGTCGCGCTCAAGCGCGCGCAGTTGCTGCGCTTTGGCGACGGTGCGGTCCTGGCCAAGCGCCGCCTGCGCGCGACCAAGGGCGTTGATTGCGTTGGTCTGCTTCGCCTGCGTGGCGGCGTCCTCGCCCGCCTTCGCCTGTTCGGCATTGGCCTCGCGCTGCAGGGTGGCCTGCTCTTGCCGCAATGCACGGATGCGGTCCTTGGTGCCGGCATCAACGTCGGCACTGGCCAGCACCGCATCAAGCGAGTTCAGACCGCCGAGTTCCCGCCATTCGTTGCCGATGCGGTTGAGTTCGTCCGTGGTCTTGGACAGGCGGAACGCCAGATCATCGCGACCGATGTTCTTGATCGTTTGCCAGACGCCGCCGATGACCCTGCCCAGCGCAATCCACGCGCGCTCCAGCGAGCCGGCGCGTGCATAGGCCTCCTGCACGCGTTGCTCGTGGACACGGGCGAAGGTCTCGATCGCGAGGCGTGCGGCGTCCTGTGCTCGTCCCTGCGCTTCCAGCGCGCGAACATGCTGGTAGACCTCGACCGAGAGGAAGCGGTATTGCTGGTTGAGTTCGATCAATTGCGCCGAAGGCGCTTTGGCGAGCGCGATGACTTTCTGCGTCGTGTCCTCGACCGACGCGCCGGTGAGGACAGCGAGATTGACCGCCGCGCTGGCGGCCAGCGCGAGGGTGTCGCCCGCGACGGTGCCTGCGGCGGCGAGCGCAGTCAGCGCGACCTGCGCATCGCCATACTCGCCTGTGGCCGCACCGACGCGATCCTTGACGACACCGATCTGACCGGCCGTGGTCGCGGCGGCGTTGCCGCTGGCAATCAAGGCACGCTCGTAGGCCTGCGTCTCGCGATAGCCCTGGAGGGTCGCGACCGCGAACCCGCCGATCACGGCGGCGGCCAATCCGATGCCGACCGCGAGCGGCGTGATTGCGCCGAGCAGCGCGCGGGCGGCGGGCACGATGCCGCCGAACGAATCCTTCAATTGACCACCTTGCTGGATCGCGACCAGCCACGGTTTTTGCCCACCGGCCAGCGAAGTGAATATGTCGGTGATTTGCGCCGGCAACTGACGCATCGCCTGGCGGGTCTGGCCGACGGAGACGCCGTATTCGTTGACCGCACGCGCCCCGATGTCGGTCGCACGCGCACTGCGGCGGTGTGCGCCCGCGACGGCGTCCTGCGTCTGCGCCTGGGCGGTGCTCGAGCGCGCGGCCGTCGTGCTGGTGGCGTTGAGCTGGGCCACCGCGCGGTCGGCGCGACCGAGCGCGCCTTCCACACGCGCAAGGCTCGCTTCGGCCTGCGCGGAGTCGCCGCGGACCCTGAGGTTGAGAACGGTGTCCTGATTCATGGTGCGATCGGTGAACTCAGTCGGGACCGCGCAGGGCCTTCACGCGTGACTCGGCCGCATCGCCGCCCCACACGGCAGTCGCCACGTCCTCAATGAAGTCGGCGCGGCGGCGACGCTCAATGCGTTCCAGCGCATCGAAGGCGAGGTTGAGCTGGCGCTCGGTCATGCGTCCGAGCAGCTCGAGATCGCCGAGTCCGCTGGCTGCGAGTCGGAGGAAACACTCGCTCCAGCCGAGGCGCCGGCCGCGAGGACGCGCGTCTCGCGCAGCCCGGTCTCGCGCAGTTCCGCCAGCGCCTCGCGCACGAAAAAAGCGGCGTTCACCGCAAACCAGGTCGCCAGATACAGCTCCAGATCGTCCGCTTGCAGGGCCTGCAACCATTCCACTTCAACATCGCCCGCCTGCGCTGCGATCGATGGCACCACCGAACGGTGGCGACCGAACAGGCGACGGACCTGCGTGTAGCGCAGGGTGCCGTCTTCGCTTGCTGCGACCAGATCGGAGATGAAGTGTGATGCGCGATCCGCGACGTCCAGGCCCTCAAAGAAACCATACTCGCGGATCGTCACATCGCGCCCGCCGATCGGCAGCGTGCGTTCCGGGTGCAAAACGGCGAGATCGTCCGCGGTTGAGGTCACGTCGTCCTGTGGCGGAGCGGGAATTTTCGTGGCCATTACGGCACCTCCGGCAGATCGAGTCGCCCGAATCCGCCCAGCAGCGGATCGGCGGCAGCTTCTGGATCGAACAGCACCGAGGCGGTCATCTCGAACTGCCCGAACGATTCGTGGATCAGGCCGAGGTTGCTGACCGGATTGAACTGCACGCGATACAGACGGACCTGCACGGGCGCGCCGTCGATGGTGTTGGTGCCATCGAGGAACAGAAATCGTTCGGGTGCGGAGGTGGTGAGCATCGCCACGCTGACGCGTGCGCCGTAGCGATAGGCCGCGCGCAGGGGCATGGTGAACGCCGCGAGGTTGAGCAGTTTGACTAGGCCGGCGCGGGCGCTCTGGATGCGGTAGTGCGTGTTCGCTACCAGCGTAGTCGGCGCAGCGTTGCTGTCGGTGAGCACGAGTTGGCTGATGGTGCTGTGATCGAGCGCGATCAGATCGTTCGCGGCCAGCGGTACCGGCAGCGGCTCGCCGGTCAGCGTGCCGGCGACGATCGAGGCCTTGGTCGCGTACAGGCCGAGCAGCAGGTTGTCGACGTCGGCCCAGTTGATCGCGATCGACAGTTCGGCCTCCTTGCCCTTCTGCAGCACGGCCGAGGTCAGGCGATTGCCCGAGTACGATTCCTTGCGCGTCTCGGTCTCGGTCTTGAGGGTCAGGTCGCACTTGGGCGCATCGCCCACCCAGCGCAGCGCGCCGGGACGACCGCCGGGCAGGCGGGTGCCCAGATACAGCCCGCCCTGGAAGGAGAAGTCTTTCATGCGGCGGTGTCCTCATCGTTGGAAGTGGCATGCGCGTCGTCGACATCGACGGTTGCGCCTGCTTGCGCATCGACGGCGGAATCGCGTGCAGGCGTGTCCTCAAGCGCGGGCGTTGGTGTGGTGAGACCGAGAGCCTGCAAGAACGCGGCATCGGCGTCGTTGACGGTGAGTTCGATGCCCTCGAGCGGCGGCGTGTAGGCGACGCCCTCGTGGGTATGCGGTTGATACAGACGGATCGTCTTCATGGCGAAGGTCCAGTGGGGGAGGAAGTGGCGGATGACGCGGCAGCGAGCCGCAGGAGGCGGTCGGACTCGGCGGCGAGCACGCCGCGCGCGTAATCGATGAGGCGTTCGGGGCGGCGGCCCTTGGCGAGCATTTGCGCGGCGGTGGCGCCGTACTCGGCGACCAGCGGCTGGCGCTTCTTGCCGGCATAGCGACCCTGCTGCATCTCGCGCTTGGCGCCTTCGCGGCGGAACACCTGGGCGTTGCGGTTCACGCCGACGCCGAGAAAGGCGTGCTCGCGCAGGCTCCGCTTGCCGCGCAGGACGGCAGCGGTGACGCCGCGCCGGGTCTGGCGTGCCGCGAAATTCCGCAAGCCGATCCCACGGAAGCGGCCCACCAGGCGCAGGCCGTCCTCGGTGGGCCGGGCCTGCAGATATTGCGTGAGGCGACGCGCACCGACCTGGTACTCGGCCTGGATATCGCGGCGGGCCTGCACCGGCAGGCGGCGACGCAGGGTGCCGATGGCGCGCGTATGCAGAGTCGGCAGGCGCGAGGCCAGCGCACTGAAGTTGCGCGAGGCGGACAGCACGCCGTCGAGATCGGCGTGCAGGAAGCGAGAGCCGCTACTGGCGGGCGTGGAGGATGTCGTCATGGGTAGTGAAGGAAAGGTGGAAAGATGGTCGAAGCGATGCCGTCCCTCACCACGTGGCGAAGGAGGGCGATGTTTTTGAAACCGTCGTGGTCTGGCGGGTGTCCGCTTTCGCGGACGGGTGCGGTGCGCTACAAAGTCGTCATTGCCTCAGCGAGAACAGGACGCATGCCCGCTCCAGTGCGCACGATCGAAACGACCCTCACAGAACAACTGAAACAGCTGCGATCCGAGCTTGGAAAAGACGCAATCTTCTTCGGCGGAACAGGCATACTGATCGGCTTGCTGCATCTGTCCGAATTCAAAATGCTGAGCAGCAGCGCAGGCGGCGCCAGATTGTCCGACGATCTCATCGGCGACTACATCTCGTTCACGGCGCTGGCGTTTCAGATGCTCGGCTGCATGCTCGTGGGCGGCGTGATCGGGTTGATGCGCAGCGTTGCGCCGATGAGAGCGGTCCTGCTGGGTCTGTACGATCATGTGCGGATGCGGCTGCTGCAGGTCGCCTCGCCGATGATCTGCATCTCGGTCGGCATCAGCATCACCTCGTCTGCGCACTATGTCAGGACCGGGAGCGGTCAAGGACTCGCGTTGGCGGTACTACTGCTATTGCTCACGCTGTATATCGTCACGGCCTACGTGATGCCGGCGTTTCTCGACCCGCGTGTCGATTGGTCGGGACCTCGCCGCAAACCGTGGGTGGTTCCGCTGCTCACGATCGGTCTGTCCTTGGCTGGAATCCTGTTTCTGGTTCACGCGATTCCCGCCCACAGTCGACATACCGATACAACGCGCGCGACGGCGTGCGATCAGACCGTCCTCGCCAGTCGTCGATAGCGCGTTCCGAACAGCAGTTGCGCCGCCATCGCAGCGACGCCGTCGGGGCGATCAAGCAGCACCGCTTCCTGAAACTGCAGCGGCAGTGCCAGTGGCGCCTGCACGAAGCCGTCGAGCGCGTCCTCGATATCGGCGATGGTCTCGACGATGCGTTGCTGCGCGTTGTCCAGGCGCACCGGTACCAGCGCCTCGACGACGAAGGTGTAGCCGCGCTCGCCAGCACTGCGCGCATCGTCGGGGTAGAGCGTCGTCAACGGATACAGCGTCAGTCGCGGCGCATCGCCCGGATCGAAAGGCGCGGGTTCCAGGCGCACATCGCGTCCGGCATCGGTGCGATAACCGTTCGTCTTGCGCACCGTGCCCAGTCGCGTCTTGACCAGTTCGAGGATCGCCCACGGAATCGGCATCTCACCCATGCAGCACCGTCTCGGTCACGATGCCGTCGTCGACCACGATGCGTTCGATCAGGAACGCGCCTGCGGGCAGTTGCAGCCGATCGCCCGCACGCGGTCGCCATTCGGTGTTGAGGAACTTCACCGTAGTGACCCGAGACAAGCCTTGGCTGTAGTCGCCCAGGTCGCGCACGTTGTAGGTGACGACCACGCGAACCGGCACGGTCCGACTGCGCTTGCGGCGCACTTGTGCAGGCTCGCCGAACACCGCAAACAAGGCGTCGTGTGCGGCCTCGAAGGCGGGATCACTCCGGCTCATGCGAGGTCTTGCGCCGCAAAGCGCAGATTGGCCGCAATGCGCCGCGTCCAGCCGCGACCGAAGGTCGGAAACGTCCGCAGCCGCACGTAGAAGTCCAGCCGCGCCGCGTTGTAGGCCAGGATCAGGGCGACGGGATCGGCATCGCTCGCAGCCGCGCGCGTGAGCGGCCCGACGACGCCATCGACGCGCACGCCCAGCGCCTGCTGCAGCCAGCCCACCGCGCGCAGGACGCCGTGGTTCACGGCGGCGTCGAGCACCTGGAAGGCGATCGCCTCCGGCAGCGCATCGCCGCGAATCGGCGTCCACGCGTCGCGGCGATACAGCGTGATCGCCCCCTCGCGGGTGAGCGTGGACAGGTCCAGGAACGGATAGGCGCGCTGGCTGATGCCCCAGCGCGTCTTGCCGCCGGGATCGCGAGGGTCGTCCGCATCGCCGCCTTCGTGTTCGAGCACGCGTTCGATCGCGCGGGCAAAGCGGTCCCCGGCCGGCGGCGACGCCGTCGGCTTATCGGTGTTGGTCATGGTCGTGACTCAGTTGATCGAGAGCTTCACCAGCACGCTGGGGCGCAGACACAGCGGCAGCGGGTTGGACTGGGTGTGCAGGTCGGTGCCGCGCTCGAATTTGCGCGGTTCCTGCTTGGCGTACAGCGGCTGACCGAGGGTGTTCACGGTCTCGTTGAAATCCGCCGGGGCGTTGTGGGTCGCGAAACTGTTGATCGTGCCCAGCGGGAAGGCGTGCGCTTCACCCGGCGCAATGAAACGCCGAACGGTGCCGTCGAGGTCGGACGCCTTGCCGCGATACTCCTCGAACACCAGCCCGCCGAAGTTGAAGCCCTTGCGCACGTCGTTGATCAGCACCGCGCCCTGCTGCCACTGCGCGTAGGCGGTTTTGACGTCCTTGTGGGAAGTGAGCGCGGCGAAGAACTCCTGCGAGCACAGCACGCGCGCACCGGTCATGAACTCACCGAGCAGACCTTCCTCGATCAGCGCGAGGGACTCGATGCACTTCTGCTTGACGTCGGTGCCGTTGTTCGGGTTGTCGATCTCGAAGACGACGGTCTGCTGCGCGATCCGAAACTCCTCGAACAGGTCGTAGAGAATGCTGCCGTCGGCATCGAGGATCTGGCCCTTGAGCGCTCCCATGCGCAGGTGCTCCAGCGTGATCGCGTGCTTGTTGCGCATCGTCTCCAGGCGTTCGGCGACGACGCTGGCGACCGATTCGAGTTCGGTCTCCGAGCCGAAGGCGCGCAGGCCGTTGACGTCTTCGGGCAGGATCACGTCGTCATGCGGAATGTGCGGGACCACGAACGAGCGCATGCGGCGTTTCGCGCTGGCACTCACGGTGCCCGGCGCACCCGGCGGCCGGGTCGGCAGCAGGGTCAGTACGCCGGCACGCTCTTCGACCAGAAGCTGGCGCAGGCGCACCGGCTTGTCGGGGAACAGACCGAGTTCCTGCAGCCGGCCATAGCGGTTGGGGATGAGATTGATCGCGGCGGTGAGCGCCGCCATCGAGAACGCGGAATTAGAGAACGGATTCAACATGGGCGGTGACCTGTGGCGGCTGGCGGACGACGATGCCGAGTGCCGTCAGCTGCGCGAGGGCGGCCGTGGTCTGCTCGGAGGTGAGGGTGGTCGGCAGAACGAGCGCGCTGCCGAAGACGAGTGCGTGGCGAGACACAATCACGCTTCGCTTGCGTTCGTTGCGTGCGGTGACGACCGCTTCGATCAGCACACCGGCGACGGTCTCGCGACCGTCGTTCGCCGTTGGATCGAGGGCGACGATCTCGTGGGTCGCGGTCACGCGACCGACGACGGCGCCGAGCGCGAGGGTCTGGCCTGCGGCGACGACGACCTCATCGCGCGAGTAAAGGTTTGGCGCCTCGTACTTGAGCAGATCGCTCAAGTGAACTGGTTCGTGGAGGACGGGCATGGCTCAGGTTCCCTGCGGGTGGGTGGCGCCGATGCGCTTGCGCACGGCATCGAGAACGGGATTGGCGGCGGTCGCTGCAGCGGCGGGTGCGGCGTCCGCGAGGTGGTGCGAGGCGATCTCGACCTGGTCGGCGCGGGCCTGCAGCAGCACTTGGCGCACCTGTGCCGCACCTATCCGCGCGGCGAGAAACTCGGTGGTGCGTTCGGGACAGCCGGCGAGCAAACACAGCTCGGCGATGGCCGTCGCTTCGGCGTGAACATCGGCGGCCGGCGCGGTCGTGAGTGCGGGGGCCGCGAGCCGTGCGGCCGTCGGCGGGGTCACCGTCGGCGGGGTGACGGTCGGTGCCGCCGGTGGTGTAGCAGTGGGCGTCGGCTGCGCGGGCGCAGCCTCGGTGGGCAAGGTCATCGAAATCTCCATGGGAGGTGGAAGCGCAAGCCGTGTCGGCAAAGCGAGCGGTGTGTTGAAACCGGGCGAACGCCCGCGCCCGTTGAGTGCGGCAGAAAAGTCCGCGAGCGTGGTGGTGAAGGGCGCGACCGCATCGGCGAGCCCCGATGCCACCGCGTCGTCGCCGAAGTACAGCGCCGCTTCGGTGGCACGCACGGCTTCGGCATCGAGGCCGCGCATCTGCGCGACGTGATCGAGGAACAGGGCGTAGAGGCGATCGATCTCGGCTTGCAGCGCGGCCGTCGCCTGCGGCGTCAGCGGCGCGTGCGGGGTGCCATCGTTCTTGTGCGCGCCGGCCGTCAGTGCGGTGATGCTCAATCCGGCCTGCGCGTTGCGCACCGACTGATCGATGTGCAGCGCAATCACGCCGATGGAACCGACGCCGCCGGTGGCCGACACGCTCACGTGCTGCGTCGCGCAGGCGAGTGCATAGGCCGCTGAGAACGCGGCATCACCGGCATGCGCCCAAACCGGCTTGACGGCATTCGCCGCACGGATGTGCGCGCCCAACTCGAACACGCCGCCGGCCTCGCCACCGGGCGAGTCGATATCGAGCAGAATTCCTGCGACCTCCGGTGCTGCGAGCGCTGCGTCGATGTCCGCTGCGATGCGCGCATAGGACGTGAGGCCCGACGCGGCGTCCAATCCGACAGCGCGTCGCACCAGCGTGCCGTGAATCGGGATCACCGCGATCCCCGGCATCGAAGGCATCGGTTCGGACTGCGTCGGCACTGTGATCGGCACCGCCAGCTCGGTGTGCATCAGCCCGATGCGCGGACCAAGTACGGCAAGGATCGTGTCGAGTTTGGCGCGCGCAATCAGCAACGGCGTTCCGTACAGACGGGACGCCAGGTGGACAAGGGACGTCATCAGGAGGCCTGTGGAGAGGGTGCGTTTGCGGCCTGCGCTGGGCCGCTGTCGTGGCGAGGGTCGGAGTCGAAGACCAACCCCAGCGCATCGGCGCGGGCGTTGTCGGCAGCGATCTCGCGATCAATGTCCTCGGCGTCATAGCCGAAACTCGAAATCGCTTCTGACCTCGACAGCAATCCGCCACGAATCGCCGCGATCATCGCGTCGAACTCCTTCTTCGGATCGACCCACTGCCAGCCCTGCGCGATCCACTTCACCGCGAGGTAGGCACGACGGCGCGCAACGCCGCCGCGCGCGTAACCGGGCAACGTCAGCGCGCCTTCGAGCACCGCCTGGGTCATCCACGCGCGCCACAGCGGACGACATAACTGATGGACGATCACGCCGTGCTGGATCGCTTCGCAGCGACGCCGAAACTCAAGCAGGCCCGCGCGGATGGAGGAATAGTTCACCTGCGTCAGATCGCCGGTGAGCATCTCGTAAGTGATGCCCATCGCCGCCGCGACCGCGCGGAACTGCTGGCGCATGAACTCTGCGTAGCTGGAGCCGACATCGGCCGGCTGCGAGAACGTCACGTCCTCGCCCGGCTCCAGAAACTGCATCGTCCCCGGCTCCAGGCTCGCCATTGCGACGCCCTGCGCGTCCGCCTCGCCCTCGCCCAGCAGTGGGTCTTCCGGCGCACTGCGGGTAATGAATCCGGCAAACATCGCCGCAGTCTTCTTGCGCACCAGCTCGGCATCGTCGTACTGGTCGAGTTCGTGCAGCTTCACCAGCGCCCGCGCCAGCCACGGCTCGCCGCGGATCTGGCCCGGCCGCAGCGGCCGGAACAGATGCAGGATCTCGTCGGCTGGCACGCGCACGGTGTCCAGGCCGCCGTGCGCCGACATCGGCGCGAGCATCCCGTCGCCGGGATGGCTCTTGGTCAGGTGGTAGGCGACGCGCACCCCGATGCCGTTGAACTCGATGCCGGCGCGGATCACGTTGCCGTTCGGCAGTTCGCGGTTCAGCGTCGCCGGCAGGTGCTCGGGTTCGAGCAGTTGCAATTGCAGACCGACCGCGAGGCGGTCTTCGGGACGCCGATACCGCAGGCGCACCAGACACTCGCCGCCTTCAAGCATCGCCCGGCAGGCCAGCGCCTGCAGGCCGTAGAAATCAGTGAGCCCCGCCGCATCCGCGTCTTCGCACCAGTCGCGCCACAGCGCCTGTACCGCTTCGCGCTGCGCGAGATCCTCGAGCATCGATTGCGGCTTGATCCCGGTACCGATGGCATTCGCCACGAAGGCCTCGACGCCGGTCGCCGCCCAGGCATTGCGGCGAACCAGATCGCGGCTCTTGGCCCGCAGCTCATCCTGCGCATACGCCAGCGCGGCGACCGCACCGGGATTGCCGACTTGCCAGAAACGCGCACGGCGTCCACCGCCGACACCGTCGTAGGTCGGCGACGCGCCGAACACCCGTGCGCGCAGCCGCGAAAACCAACTCATCCGATCACGTCGCCTTGTCGGTGTCGATGACCACACGACGCGGGCGTCGTCGTGCGGTGCCTGCCGCAATCGCTTGCTCTTCCAATCCGCGTCGAACGACGCCGATGGCCGCGATCAGGTCTTCGACCGAGCGATACTCGACAGTGCGATCGCCGAAGGTGACGCGCTGCTCGCCGGTCGCGAGCGCGCGTTCCAGCGCGGCAAGTTGTTCCGGGGTGTAGGCCATGCAGCACTTCTCAGCGTTGGAGCCAGCGGCTCTTGACCACGCGCCGACGGGTCGGGCGCGCAGATGTGGAAAGGCCACCGGAATCGGTGGCCTCGTTCATAGGTGGATCGGACATCGGCGTCGGTGCGTCGGGTGGTGGCAATCCCAGCGATCGTTCCAGCTCGCGCCAATGGCGCTCCTCGAAACGATCCAGTCCCGCCGCTGCCGCTGCGGCGCGTGCGTAGTTCGCGCAGTCCAACGCTTCGTTGCGCTCGCGCAGCTTCTGCCACTCGCGCACCGCATAGCCGTTGCGGTCGCGGCGCGTGACCAACTGCTCCGCGCACAACTGCTGCAGGAACTCGGCGTCGACTTTCGGCAAGTGGATGTAACCGGGCGGATACACCAGCGTGGTGCCGTCCTCGCCGACCGACACCTGCTTGCGCAGGTGGTTGTAGAACTCCTGCTTGGCGAGGCCGACCGCAACCGTGTACAGCTTCAGTCCCCGGCGCAGCTTCTTGCCGCCGACCGAGACATCCACCGCTGTCGGCGTGCCGATCAGCGCCGCACCGCGCGCCGCACCCTTGACCGCCATCACCCGGCTGTCGCGGCAGGCGCGCACGAAGGCATACGCCTCCTGCGTCGCGAAGCCGGTGTCGATCGCGAAACGCGCGAGCGGCACCTGCGCGCCGCAGGCATGCGTCCAGGTCTCACCGGTCATCGCGGCGAGATGCTTCCACACCGCATCGCGGGCGGTATCGCCCATGAGCACACGATGTTCGATGAGCCACGCTTCCTTGCCGCGACCGAAGGCCCAGACCGAGACCTCGATACGGTCTTTCTGTACGTCGGCGCCGCCGACCAGCAGCAGGCCGCCGCGCGGCACGCTGCCGATCCGGTAGTCCTCGCGCCGCTCCAGCAACTGCTGCCAGTCCGGCGCTTCGCCGTCCTCGACCCAGGTCTCGCCAAGCTCCGTGTTCTTGAAGGTCTTGATCGCGGACGCCGAGCCCGTAGTCTTGTCGACCGCGCTCTCCCAGGCCGCCGCGATCTCGCGCCAGGTGCGCCAACCCACCGGGCTGTACAGCGACGACAGGTGGAACCCGGCGGTCTTGCCGTTGCCCGGTGCGGTCGCACGCCACTGGCCCTGCTCCAACATCGACGTCTTGTGGTGCTCGGCGATGGGTGTATCGCAGGACTCGCAGATGTAGGCGACGGTCTCCGGCCGTCCGCGTTCCCAGCGCAACTGCTCGAAGCGCAACCATTGCGCGTGCGCGCAATGCGGACACGGCACGAAATACCGACGCTGGTCGGACGCCTCGTACTCGCGCTCGATGCTGCTGGCGCCCGCGATCGTCGGCGTGGAGACGATGAAGATCTTGCGCCGGGTGAAGGTGCGCGTGCGCGCCTCCGCCAGCGAGATCGCATCGCCTTCGCCCTCGACATCAAGCGGATAGCCGTCCACCTCGTCGAGGAACAGGTAGCGCACCGGCATCGAGCGCAGACCGACCGCACTGTTCGCCCCGGTCATCACCAGCACGCCGCCGCGGAACTCCTTGGCGAGGATGGTGTTGCCCGCATCGCGTGATCGCGCCGGTGCGATCAACCCAGCCAGCGCGGGCGACTCCTCGATCAGCGGATCGATCCGCTGCTTGGAGTTGCGCTTGGCCATCTCCACCGTCGGCCACACCGCCATCATCGGCCCGGGCGCGTGATGGATCACGTAGCCGATCCAGCAACTACCGGCTTCCGTACCGCCGATCTGCGCGCCCTTCATGAACACGACGCGCTCGATCGGCGACGCCGGCGAGAGGCAATCCATGATCTCGCGCAGGTAGGGCGTGCGCGACGTGCGCCAACGCCCCGGTTCCGCAGACGCCTTGCTCGACAGCATCCGGTGCTGGTCGGCCCAGGCCGACACCGACAGCAACGGATCGGGGGTCAGGCCCTCGTGCCAAGCGCGCTCGATGGCATCCGCGCCTTCGTAATCGAACATCGTCAATCGATCCGTGGGCGTAGCTCGCCCAGCTCTCGCAAGTAGTCACGCACCGCTGCTTCCAGCGCCAGGTGCATCGCATGCGGGTCGACCTCGAGCGTCGCTGCCATCTGCGCCGACACGCGCGCCGGCCAGTTCAACCACGCATCGCGCTCATCGCGCGCCAGCTTGAAGACGTGCGCGACGACCTGCGAGCGTTCGACCAGTTCGCCTTTGAGGCGAGCCAGTCGCACCTTGTTGGTTTGTGCTTTGACCACTTCGTTGACCGTGCGCGCCTGCAACAGCGACGCACCGCCCGCTGGTAGCGCCGCAGTGCCTGCGTCGCGGACCGTGTCCGATGGCTCTGGCACTGACGCGCGCGGAGCTCGCGCTTGGGTGCCGGTGCGCGGTGGCGCCGAATTGCGCACCCACTCCGAATCCGCCTTCGCCGCGTCGATGCTGCCGTCCTCTTCGGGCGTGATACGTCCGGCACGAATCGCCTTGTGCACCGCTGTATCGGTCACGCCGCGATGACGCGCGTAGGCGCGGATCGAAAGTCCCATTCGGATGATTGCTCTGTATGACGATCGACTTGACTTCGCCCGCGCACAGCGCATGCGCCGATGTCATCCCGTCTGTGTGCTTAACACGCGGTGGATCGTGGGAATTGCGCTTGGCTTTGGTTTGGAACAGCGCGTTCATCACGTCGCGCCAACCACATCCAACACCGCACACTCACTCAAGAGCACACACACCATGAACACCGCAACGAACAACAAGTCGATCGCGCTGAACCCGACCCAGACCGCCGTCCTGACCCACGCCATCGATCACGCGCAAGGCAAGATCGAATGGTTCCCCGAGAACATCAAAGGCGGCGCACGCCAAAAGGTCATCGAGGCCTTGTTCAAGCGCGCGATGATCATCGGCAGCGACGGCGACTGGCACGTTGCATCAGAGGCTTACGACGCACTGGGTCGCGAAAGTCTCGGCCAACACGCAACGAACGAGACGGCGACGCCGACGGGTGAGAAGACGCCCAAAGCCGCACGCAAGACCGAACGCAAGGCCGCGAAGCCAACGGCTGACGCCGCCGCATCGGGCGATGGCGAAACGCCTGCACCGCGCACGCGTGAGAACAGCAAGCAGGCGCAGGTCATCGCCATGCTCAAGCGACCCGAGGGCGCCACCATCCAGCAGGTTTGCGAAGCGACCGAGTGGCAGGCCCACACCGTGCGCGGCACCTTCGCCGGCGCCTTCAAGAAGAAGCTCGGCCTGACCATCACCTCCGACAAGGCCGAAGGCGGCGAACGCATCTACCGCATCGCCGAGGCCGCGTCCGCAGCTTGAAAC